TTGATCGGCTTGACCAGCCACGCCGGGTCGGTGATGCTGTTGTCGAATCCGGGGTCGAGGGCTGGGCTTTGGAGGGTGATTGTTTCGGCGCCGCCGGAAAGACGCGCGCGGAACCCCAACGTGTTGGCGGTTGCTGAGGCGGCCCATCCGCAGACCAGCATCTGCGCCGCGTGAAGCAACTCCTCGGCGGCGGTGGTGTAGGTCCCCATCGGGATGCGGACGTAGGCGACAGTGTCGGCGGTGACCTGCGCGATCCCCGCCGCCGACGAGCCGATGATCGGTGGCGGCCCCTCCGTCAGGGCGGCCAGCGCGGTCGCGGCATCCCAGGCGGCCATCGTCCCGTTGGCCGAGAAGGTGTTCATCACCGAACTGCCGCCGCCGCCGACGACGGTGATCGTCCCGCTCGGCGGCAACAACAGAATCTTGTAGTCGCCGAGCGGGTAATTGCCGCGGCGGCCGGCGATCAGACAATCGTCCAGGCGGATCGCGCAGCCCGGGGTGGTCGCCTGACGCCGCCCCATCCGCATGGTGATGCCGGTGGAGGCGGCGTCGACCGCGCCGACCGCCTGGGTCTGGTCGACGCCGTCCAACTGCCAGTTGACGCTGTTGGGGCTGGTATTGGGGTCGTATTCCAGGTCCACCGCGTGCCAGGTGTCGGCCTGGACGGTCGCGGCCGAGATCTGCTGGGCGCCGTCGTTGCCGCTGTTGGTGACCTGCACGCCGATCTTCTGGCTGGCGCTCACGTAGCGGACCACCACGACTTCGGTGGTGCCGGTATCGAAACTGGCCAACTCAGTATCGGCGGTAGGGAGGTTGCCGACGAACCGGAAGCACAGCCGGGCAGGGATCCTGGTCCCGGTCCCAGCGATCACCACCGCCGGCCAGATGAGGTTGTGCGCCGCGGCGGTGTCCGGCAGCTCTAGGCAGAAGTTGCCATGACGGGGCGTGGAGCTGGTGATGATGGGGCTGCCGCTGACGGTCTCGAACAGACGGCTGCCGCTGGTGCCGGTGGTGATCCCAGCCACCGTGCCGTGCTCGAAGCCGCTGAAGTGGCGCAGGTCGGCGGCCTGTTTGGAGCCGGCGGCAAGATACTTGACCGCGACCGCCGCCAGTGGCCCGTTAGCACCCAGCGAGCTGGTGGCACTGGCCGTAGGCAGCGACAGCGACAACAGCGTGTCGTAGACCGCCAATGCTGCCCCGGTGGAAGTGGTCGCGTCGGATGCGCCCTGCTCGGCCTGCTCGGTCCAGTTGCCGGTGTAGCCACTCCAGCTCGGCGCAGTCGTCGAGCTGGCGTCTTGGGCGAGGAACAGGGCCAGCCCGATGGTGTCGTAGCCGATCCCGGTGGCGGTGGCGGTGGAGATGCTCTGGGCGGTGGCGGTGGCGATGGCGCTGGCCACGTCCAGCGGTGCGACCAGGTCCAACCCAGCGAGTTCCAGCGCGAACCACGAGGTCTTCTGTGTGCTCGCACCGGTCGCCAGCGTCGGGAGAGTCTCCCCTGCGGCGATGTTGGACTTGCGGAACCAGTAGACCTTCTGGGTCGTGGACGGCAGCGGCGTGTCGCGGGTGTACCCGGAGGGGGTGCTGATCCCGGTACTGCCGTAAGTGGTCGCCGCGATCAGCAGGGTGTTCCCGGCCGTAGTGGCGCTGCCGAGGGAGGTGACCGCGCTGGTGGCGTTGACGCCGCCCTTGTTGATCGGCTGGGCGAGGATGTTGGCGAGGACTAGCGGCACGGCGTACGACCCCCAAGAAGCGGGTATGGAATCGGGGCACACCCGACAGAAGGGAGCGTCATGCGACGCCTACTGGTCCTGTTCGCTGCGCTGCTCGCCATGACCGTGCTGGCCGCCGGGCCGGCCGCAGCGGTCATCGAGGACTTCACCGTCCACGTCATCGGCGCCTACGACACCGACGCGACCGCCCACATCACCGGCACCGCAATCTGCGACGGCGGCACCGGCACCCTGAGCTTCACCAACCCGCCCGGCACCCCCTACGCCTTCACCGGCCAGACCGGCGTGGTCTGCGACGGCGTCTCCCACGACTGGGCCGCCACGCTGGCCGGTGGGCCGTTCGTGCTGAACGGGGCGTATCTGGTTCGGGGGGCGCTGCTGGCCGACGGGCACACCGTCGTCAAGACCTACAAGGTCACCCTGCGCTAGCTGTACTCGAAGGTGGCGACCGCGCCAGCGCCGGTCAGGGTCGCGTTCACCGGCCCGGTCCCTTGCCGTTCGGTCCGGCGAGACCGCGCTGGACCGCGGCGAGGTCGACCTGGGGGACGATCAGCTCCGCGGGCCAGCGCTGCAGGTGCCCCATCACGATGTGGAGGATCTGCTGGGCGAACTGTTTGTCGGTGAAGAACTTGGCCGTCCCGGCGGGGGTGGTGACCTCCCACAGCAGCAGGTGGGTGGTCGGCTGCCCCGGGCCGCTCGCCTGGACGAGGTTAACGCTGACCTGGGTCGGCAGCGGCTGCGGCAGGACCGGGGGCGGCTGCGCGGCAGGCTGGTCGATCATCGGCTATTCCTTGCGGGGTCGGCCGGGACCACGCCGGGGCGCAGGCTCGGACTCGGACTCAGCATGAGCGGCCTTGTCGGCCGGCTTGGGAGCGGCCTTGTCGGCCGGCTTGGCGGCGGCCTTTTTCAGCAGGCCCTCCTTGACGGCTTCCGTGTCGGGGATCTCCGTGCCCGCCGGGTAGGCCAGGAACGCCGCGTCGGGGTCGCCCTCGCCGACCAGGCGCCCGTCGGCGGTGCGGTAGAGACGCTTGTCGACGATCATCAGATCGTGTCGATCCGGACCCAGACGCCCGCCTGGCGCTCGTACAGGAACCCGGTCAGCACGTTCTCGGCGAGCTGCCCGTTGGAAGCGGCCACGCCGATCGTGGCGTCGGTCGGGACGCCTTCGGTGTGGTAGACGCGGTTCTTGAGGCCGGGGTTGGTGGTCTGCGGCGCGACGACCACACCGCCGAAGATGACTGGCATGTTTGCCTCCTTGGTCGCCTACGGCCGCGGCCGCAGGACGACCTTGCTCTTGGTGGCGTCGGCGACGGTCTGGACGGTCTTCCAGCGGAAGTAGGGCGACAGCACCGTGAACGGCGTCCCGGAGACCGGCGCGCCGTAGACGAAGTCGGCGTCGGCGGTCGCGCCGTCGAAGCTGCCCTCGATGGAATGGGTGGAGGTGCCGCCCGCGAACGAAAAGAACGGCACCACCTGGCTGAACCCGACCGCCTCGATCCACGGGGACAGCAGCGGGGAGGCGGCGACGGTGAGCACCGGGCCGCTTTGGCCCCACGGAAGCTGGATCGCCATCGTTCACACTCCAGCGGCAGGGGAGGCACCCGCCTCCCCTGCCGGGTCGGGTCCTACAAGCCGGTCACCGTGCAAAACGCGGCTGGGCGGTACACAACCAGCGCGGCGCGCATGTCGGCGCGCAGGGCCTGCTTGCCTTCCACGAAGAAGGTGCTGTGGCTGTTGGACACCTGCACGTCGACGCCGCGGCGCACCGCCAGTTCCACGAAGTTCTGGAAGTCGCCGACCAGCGCGGTCCCGGCCGTCTCCGCCTGCGCCCGGACGACCTGGATGCCCCAGATCCGCTCGGGGCCCGCGTCCGACGGGTTGCCCCAGATGTAGATGCCGTCGGCGGTGCGCAGCAGCCGCACGTTCTGCCAGTCGTTGGGGTGGAACACGGCCGCGTTGGCAACCGCCTGGCCGGTGACTTCCACCTTGACGATCGCCTTGTAGATCGCGTCGGGGGTGGGGTCGGTGCCCTTGGCCTGGGTCTGGATGCCGACGACGTTGAGGATGCCGCGGAGGTTGGGGGGGGTGCCGTTGCCGACCAGGATCTGCAGGTCGAGGCGCTGGCGGACCATGAACGGCAGCCGGTTGTCGATGGTGGAGCGCGCCTGCGGCTCGTCCTCGAGCTGCTCGTCGGTGACGGGCAGGAACACCGCGATCTTGCGGACGTTGCTGGACTGCTCGGTGTAGACCAGCGCCGCCTCCGCGTAGGTGCCACCCTCAGCGGTCTCCGCCGCGGCGTTGGTGAAGGTCGTCTCCTCCATGTAGACGATCGCGGCCTGGGTGGTAGTGGTCTGCGGGATGATGTCGGCGACCTGGATTGGCCGGGTCGCGAAGTCGACCAGCCGGCCGGTGCGGGTCGTCTCCGGCGCCCATCCGGCGGTGGTCGTCATCAGAGTCTTCAGCTCGATGTCGAGGGTCGAGATCGGGCCGGAGGCGCCCTGCTTGAGCTTGTAGGCGTCGCTCTCGGTGAATAGCTGGCCGAACGACTTAGTCTGCGCTGCGCGGCTGGCGGGGCGGCTGTCGTCGTCGGCGCCGGCCTCGCCGGCGGCGCGGCGGTCGTCGGAGGTGCGGGTTCGCTCGGCGGCCTTCTTGACCGCCGTCAGGTCGTCGACTTCCTTGCCGAGGTCGGTCAGTTCGTTGTTGAGCTCGCGGATCTTTGCGGCGATCTCGTGGGTGGTGCCCTTGACCGACTTGACCTGGGTCAGGTCGATCTCGGGGCCGGCCTCCTTGAAGATCACGTCGAGCTCGGCGCGCTTGGCGTCCAGCTTGCCCTTGGCGTCCTTGAGGGCGGGGAACGATGGCACGGCGGTGATGGTCATGCGGTCTCTCCTAGACGTAGCTGGGAGGCGACGAACCGCGCGTATTCGCGGGCGGCGTCCTCCTGGGGGGAGTCGAGCAGCCGGCGCAGGTCCCGCATCCCGTCGTAGACCCACTCCAGCAGGTCGACGGAGGTCGCGGCGAGCGCCTTGCCCTTGGTGCGACGGAGAGCCATGACTTCCGCGGTGCGCACGAGCAGGTCGTCCAGGCCGGCCAGGACGGCGGCGGCCTCCTCGTGGAATTTCAGCGTGCCGGTCGGTGCCGCCTTGAGCTCGGGGGCGTCACGATCCCCGTCCTGCAGGTGGGCGGCGAGGTGGTTGAAGACGCCGCGGCGGTCTCCCTCGGCGATGCCGGACCCGGATCCGGCGCCGTTGAGGCGGGCGACCTCGACCAGGCAGGCCCGCAGGTTCGCGGGGCCGCCGGGCGCGTCGTGGTGGGGGTAGCGGTAGGACGACTTGGTCTCGGGGTCGCCGTCGGGGTCGCACCAGGCGTAGAGGCTGCGCAGCTCGGCGATGGTCGGGGCGACCTGCAGCAGGCCCTCGGCGGCGCGCCGGTCCCACGCTTTGGTGCTGATGGGGGTTTCGTGGGGCCGCACGGCCGCCTTGTACTCCGACACGGTACGCTCCTGCTCGATGTGCTGGCGTGCCTGCTCGGCGGCCTTGACCCCGACGGTGCGGGTGAGGCCGGCGCCGACCAGCACCGGGGACACCTCGGGGACCTCTAGGCGCTTGAGAAACCGGACATCCTTGCCGTCGAAGCGGCCGGGCTCACTGTCGAGCGCCTCGTAGCCGTAGGACCACTGCTGCCGGCCGCCGAGCTGCTTGACGACCGCGAAGGTGTCACGGCCGGCGGTGGTGTCCATGAAGAACTGGCCGTCGAGGATCGCCTCGGTGCGGGTGGTGCGGATGCGGCCCTTGCCGACCGGCAGCGCCCCGCCCCAGCTCTTGTGCTCGTAGGCGGAGATGATGACCTCGGCGCCCTCGGTGAACGCGCCGGGGAGGGTCACGTCGTTGTCCTTGTCGACCACGTTGAAGGTCGAAAACACCGCCGAGACCTCGCCGCGGTCGGCCGACTTGACCTCAACGCGCTCTAGCGTCTTGCTCTGCATCTGGCCGCTCCTCGAAGCGCTCGGTTCGCGGGCGTACAGGGCGGCCATCTGCCGCCGCGCCGCCTGCTGGCTGGCA